ATTGTGAACAGAATATTCCTCTGCTATTCTGTCCAAATATCCTCTACTATTAACTTCTGGACCTCCTGGAGCCGAGAATCTGCTTACCATAACAGCTTCGTTTCTCCCTCGATCTGGAAGTTTAAACTGTGTTGTGGTGTCGTCTAATGGCTCCCCTGGCTTTCTAACTCTATTTCCTTGGGCGTGTTCTACAGATAATCGAGTATTTGGATCTCCTGTAATAAATATATTGCCTGATGGGTTGGGCTCTACGCCTATTAAACTGTGAATATGTGTTGTTCCTCCAAGTCCGTCTCGGGTTTTAAAATACGTTGGCCAGGGAACACCATTAGCAGTATCAAATGGTGCGCTGGCACTATCTGCATTGTCTCGCCACCATCGATTATTAGCTGTACGTCCATTAGCCTGGATTACTTGATATAATTTTTGGAAATTTCCAAGACTAGAATGCAAAGTTCCCGAAACATATCTTGTGTTAACTGGAGCGCTGCCTGATCCACCCTCGGTAGAGCCGGTTATCATGCGAATATTTTGTATATTAACTGGTCGCTTAGCGGTTCCATCCCTAAAATAAGTTGCACGTTTTTTATGAAAATCTGGATATGGACCACCATAATCTGCCCCAACAAATCCAATTGTTCCCGTTGCATAACCGGGAGTAGTATCTGAATCCCATACTAATAATCTCCAAGCTTCAGGTCGGGTATACATATCATCAGTTCTATTAGGAGTGTTCTTTATCGTACTGGCACTGGTATTTAATGAGATGTCATATGCATTGACATCAACATGCCGTGATTGATGCCCGCCTACATACCTTTCAGTAAATGGACCCTGCATTGGAACATCATTATCCGGTCCATAGGTATCGGAATGAATATTTGTAAGCAAGGTGCCAGATAGAAAATGATTAACTAATCCTCTTTGGTATCCGGTACTAATTTGTACAGATGAGCTATAAATATTGAAAGGAGTATATATTTCGCCTTTAATACATGATTCATATCCTAAATTATAATCACGCCCGCTTTGTGCTTTAAAAGCATATTTTCGTTTTTTAAGCTCCCATGGCGTTGCTCTAGTTGCATCCAATTCATATTCATCATCTCTAGAATCTATTAATTCTAAGTCTTCAGCGCGTATAACTAAAATATTTCTTGGCACGCCGAGATCAGAAGTGGGACCATGGATTTGTAAAGCATTGTGAGCAAGATCCCTGCGTTTGCTGGGTCCGTAGTTGATGCCTCCATGGATTACCATCCCACTACCCTTTCTTTGATCATTTTCAATTTTAAATCTATACGGTCTTGCCAGTCTTCTTCTGGCATATGTTGAGACTTGATATCGTGTTCTTGCGGCTGGAGAGCTTCCACTAGTTGATAGTATGGCAGCGCTGGCTGAGTGGATAGTGGTTATAACGGTTTTTACGCCACCCCTTTGGCTATCAATGGTGTCATCGCCAGATGTAATAGTGGCACCATCTCTTTCTGCCCTGTCTCGCCACCAAAGAGCATTAAATTTATCAATTGAAGTTATAGTATATACGGAAGATGAACCGCTAATTACGCCAGTTCTTCCATTATTGGTGGCATCATATATACGACTACTAGTATCACTGGGATGATCTCCCATTCTATAATATGCGGCTAGCGAAGATGCCGATGAATGATTTCTGATATCTGGGGGAGTCCAAACGAGTGTATCGCCGCTGTGGATTTCTCCTACTTCGGCTGAGGTCAGGGCGTGTTTAAATATTGCAACTTCGTCTATAAAGCCATTAAAAGCACGATCTGCGTCTGCTCTATTACCGACATATAAATCATCGCTGCTTGCAACGCCAAAATAAGCACCTGCTGGGGCTGTATTTTCAGTTGGTGTATATGAAATTCCATTGACATACAATACTGGATCATCGTCGGTGCCCTCTGCATTATAAGATAATGCTACGTGACTCCAGGCGTTGAGCGGTATGTTGGAATCAAATGTCCATATAGCTTGTCCATTATTACCAGTACCTCCAGTATTGGTCCATTTGGCTTCAAATTTTAAGTCTCCAGTTTTATTAGCAAAATATAATCTAACATCCCCGGCAGAAAAATCAAATATTCTTCCATAGCCATAATCTTCATTAGGACCATAGCTTTTTGGGTGAATCCACGCACTAAGAGTAAAACCTTTCGTTTCTCCGGTTGAAGGGTTGTCACCTATGAGAGCATCCCAAGTTGATGTAGTGCCAATGTTAAGCTGTCCGTTAGAGCCGGAATCAATGGTCAAAGCATATAAATTGGTATTCTTATAGCCCGGTGCGTGTCCGTGTGTCCAATCATATAATAATTCATTAACCCCTAAAAGAGATCCTTCAGGATCTGATACTGCAAATTCTAGTGATGGGAATTTTGTCCAATATTTATTTCTCTCTAGTGCATGGCTTTCCACCATTGTGCGAATATGCTCTGTTACGTTGGCGGAGGCGGGAATAAGTTGCATTACCATCTTAGATAATGCGCTATCAATCCATTTGTAATATTCAATATATCTATCTAAATCTGGTGTGTTCTCAATTCTTTCGAAAAACAATTGTCTTAATTTTGATAAATCTTTATATTCTTGCCTATATCGATTAACAGGCTCGCCAATTAAATTATTATAATCAAGTATAGAAGCAAACATATTAATCATATCTTCTGAAATTGATTGGTACATGCTTTTTTCAAGTGCAAAATAATGATTAATTGGTCTATGTTCTCTTGTGAATGTAACATCGTCTTGACTTCTAATTTCAATCATATCAGTGCTGCTAAGCACTTCTAATTGCCGTTGCTTTTCAGATTGCACAAACATCAAATCAACAGAACCAGTATCATTTGGCAGATAAAAGTCTCCTCTACCAGTATGTTGATTATCGATAATATTGCCAAGCCAATGATGTCGATTGGCTGCATGATTAGAAGAGCCTGATGATGCATCGGCTACCGCAAATTGTGCATCTTCTGTTGTTAAAGTTGTGCTTCTCACAGTGGAGCCTGTAACTTGTGCGAAATCCCAATGAAGTGCAAGCGTATCTATTCTTGGAATATACACACCCGATATTTGCTGCTCTAGTGCGTAGGCGTGTTTATATGGATCGCTTATACCAAAAGTGCTGGCATCTTTCGCATGTGCCTTAATGTCATCGTGACTTAAATTACTAAGCCAATATCTAACAGATCCAATTTTAGTATCTGCACCTTGTAATACGGAACCTGTAAAATTGGTTCTATGTGCCCCAATATATAATCTTTTATCTTGTCGTAAGAAATATTTTCCTGTTGGATTGGCTATATCTGTGCTAGCGCTGAATTCATTTACAACTTGGTCGGCTATCATATTGACGCCATATAGCTCAACTGTATAAGTTCCGCTAGCAGCCCCACTTACAGAGCTTGCAAAGCCGAATTTGGTAGGCTTTATTGTGACCGCTAAATTCCATTTATTGTCTTCATATACATCCGTATACACACTGCTTGATATGGCAGGAATTGGAAACGGATTAGAGGATGTTAAAACAAATTTTATATCATTTATATTGGAATCTGGTCTTACAGCAAAAACTTGCAAGTTGGCATAATCGTTGGTATTCCAAGTAAGTTCGGTTGCACTCGCTGTATTTGCTGTGTGCAAGCCAAATAATGATGATGACGCCGGGGGCATATTTAAGTAAAAATCGCTAGCGGCATCATCTCTTACTGGAAATATTACTTCACACTCAACCGTAATAGGGACATCATCCTCATATCCAAGATCTTTACTGCCGGAAATAAAGGATACAGAATTGCTACCGCTAGGATATTGATATACTGTAGCATTATTTCTAGGGGTCGCGGCCAAGGAAGAGGTGGGTGTCCATGCATCGAAAAAATTAGCGTACTTCTTCCTGGTGACTGTTGCTCTTGTATTCGGTTTTATTTCATATGTTATGTTGTTTGCATATAAATTGATTTTTAACAATTCATCATCAATTCCAAAACAACGTATCAGGTTTCTAAATGACTTTTCAGTTCCCTTGGTCTTGTAAATATGAACAAGATTGTTGTATATATTTCTATAAATTATGTTTTTAATGTTGTGAATTTTGGTATCAAAAACACTATTTTCATCTCTATCTAATAATTCCTCTAGCTCTCCAGCCTCTTCAAATAAATCCGGTGTTATAAAGCCGTAACTTCGCAACATAGTGCTGGTAAATGGATATGGTTTATCACTACCGCTAAAATATGTTGTATTTTGTAATTTTGGCAAGCTTTCAATTTGAAGATGTGCGGAATCAAAATAGCTTGACAATACTTGTGTTAGTTTTCTTATTGTAAATGCTTCGTTGTCACCATCTTCTTCAATGATCCAGTCCGGTAACGAATTATAGATGGCTGCACTGTTTCGATAATCATATAAAGAGCCGCTCGTTTTTAAATCTACTAAAAGATTTGCAACTGCATCATTTGACGAGTATATAATTGGATCTTTAAATTCTTTGGATGAAGCGCTCGCTTCTAATATTGCAGAGCCCGTGTGGCGCGAACCATCTTGATATCCCGTCCATGTGCCGTTTGAAATCCTACCGGAATAATCTAATACTTTCTTATCAATTGAAGATGTGCCAGTGTTTCCTTCGTTAAATTTATAATATACACCGAGTGTTGTGTTAGCCTCATCTGTATTGGTGCCGCCAAATACCTGTGAAAACCAATATCTTCCAATATCTTTAGATGTTCTTTTAACTTTCCAAAATCTAAATTCGTCGAGCGAACCTGAAAGTTTGCCCCAACCCTCTCCAACTCTGCCCGTAGCACCGGAAGGCGTAGAGCGTAATGCTCCAATATTTGCTATTAATGAGCCAGTAATTTCTCCAATTGAGGAATTGGTCGTGGTAACGGTTTGGTTTAAAGTGCCAGTTATATAAAATTTTGCAGTAATTGAATTACCATCATTGGCAAGAGATAGCGCATAATGTTTCCAACTGGATAAAGAAGCAGTTGTTATGCCGGATCCAATAGCTGTATCAAAAACGCCTGTGTTTCCCGACAGAATAGTAAATCTAAATGGTGATTCATCGGCTGTTGCGGTGCCGCTAAGTTCTAATCTTAATCGACCATATTCCTCGCTACCAGAAGTAGTAACGCCATTCCACAAATCAAATATAACTTCTCTTTCTGTTTTTGATGTAGAAAAGGCTGGTTTTTTGAGCCAAAATTCAATTGTGACTCCGCCACTTAGTGCGGTTTTTAAATTGGATTCTCTGGTGCCCGAGCCTGAGATTAAGCTTGAATATACGTTTGATCCTGTTCTCTCGCTATATAATTGAGGAATCGTATTGTGTTCTGTTCCTCCAACTTTGGGATGAGGTCCGCCTTTAATTTGTACATATTCATATGATGCGGTTGCTGTTGCTCCATATCCATTCGCGCTGTCAACTTGCGTTCCCCAGCCATCATATGCAAATTGAGCGTATCCGTGTCTTCTAGGGTATAATTTATCAAAAACATATCGATCTAAATATGAAGAACTGTTGTGCCATTGAAGCCTTTCTTTGGCTGAACCGTCGTAGGGATATGCCCTATGTATTCTTGTGACAGCATCTTCATAATATTGCTCAGCAGAACCATATTTCGCAAAATTAGATGCGGTAGTGAAATCAATTGCTGGTATAAATTTATCCCTATCTTTAATATAGGCTTCAATATATTCTGGCGACTCTATGCCAAATTCTACCAATGTATCAAAACTGGCTGATGCAATCATCCCTGTTATGCCTTCAACTTGACTTGGGCGACTACCTTCAATAGTGGGTATATCTCGCACATTGCCAAATAGTTTTTTAATAGCCATGCTTTATACCGGCTCCACTCTAAATTTAAACGTTTCGTCTTGTTCTATAAAAGAACTTATAGCACCGTTATAAAGTGCAATTTTAATTGCATATGAATAATCAGGTTCTAGCAACGACATATCTAAATCAAAATAACTTCCTGATATATCGTAAGACAATAAAGTGTGATAAGTGCTTGATGTTCCATATGGAACTACGTTCATATTATCAGAAACTCTATATACTCTATACGAAGCGGATTCAACTAGAGATAGCTCTGGTTCATTTTTTGCCTTTGAATAAATGTTGGGGCTCCAATCTTTTAATCTCGTAGAGATTCTAAATCTGGCTGTTTCTGTGGAGTTGTATGATGACTTGAGATTAGAAACTGCCATGGCATATTTTGTTGTAGGATTCATGTTAGAGCCCTGTAGTGTTTGTGGGGTGATGGTCCCTGTGTGATATTGTGTTGTTCCGCTATGCCAAACCTCAAATATATTTGTTAATTTGGTTGCCGCTGCAGTTAACGCAAAAGAAGCAGAATAAATACCCGTAGATACGTACCCGCCCGTTACAACATATGCGTTATCCGAAGTAACATGTGTGCCATCAGAGACTAGCACCAATCTAGAGCCAGAGGGCTCAGTATTATCCTTTGATCCTGAATATACACTCACGTAGACTAACCCGGTGCCAACTGAGGGGATATTTCTTAGTTGACCGCGAACATAATTATATAAATATACGGTATTTAAATTGTCTTCGGAGTTTGCCAAAGAGCTACTATAATATAAATTTCCCCTATCGTCTTGCCTAGACGAATTCCACCTTGCCTCAAGTACAGGTTTTTTGAAGAAAAATTCGGTTCCCCTTGCAGAAAATTTCTTTGTATATGATGAAGATAAGGCGCTTTCTGCGGTGCCAGATAATTTTATACCAAAGCCATAATTTTGTTTAGCATATGCGCCGTCTGTTTGAGCGGCTGTTAGTGCTGCTCCCGACAACCACTGTTCTACCAAATCAGTGATGTTCACTTCTATATCTTCTGTGCCATTGTCAAATGAGGCGGTGAATACTGGCTCGGTGTGATAGTCTCCGCCTTGGGCGGTCCAATTGGTAACTCCACTAGATGCACTTGCGGCAGAAATCCAATTTGCGCTTCCGCTATTAGAATAGCTATCCATATCCATTCCGCTTCCTTCATCCCATGATTTAGATATAGCCGAAATTGCTAAATTATATCCGCGTGGAAGCGTAAATGGATGTTCAACATTAAACATTTTTAGATAAAAATCTACATTACCGCTTACGGGTATATCTCCACTATTTCTACTGCTTGAAACATTGGAAATAGGAAATTTAATTAATATACGTGCATTTTCACTAGAACCAGAGTCTTGTTGTCCGTAAATATGAAACACTTCTAAAGAATCAGCCAATCCCATATTAGAGCCTGTGGCTCTGGTGCGCATATTCTGCTTATATGCATTAGTAATTGTTGTATCTGCGTCTGCCACCCATCTTTTAATTGCCATTATGTGACTGTTCCCTTAATATCAGCAGTTGGAAATTTAATTTCAAAAACTACGTTCTCTGGAGCTAATAGTTGCCTTCCTTGAGGTGTTAGGTTTGCCGTTACGTTAAATCGATTACTAGCATATTCTCCACCAGATTTTTTATAAACTTTTACGTTTAGAGTGTCGGCTACTCCAGCTACTTGATTTAATATTCTGTATATAGCGGCTATGGAAAATGGCTCACTTATATCATAATGGCTACTATAACTTTGTCTTAATGCTCTAAGAGCGCCATTTAATACTTCAAATTTATTAGCCTCTTGTGCTGTTAAAATTTCAAAATCAATTCCTAAATTGACTATTTTAGCATCTAATATATCTACAGTATCGTTTATCATTTTATATCGATTAAGCCAAGTTTTTATATTTTCCTTTATTACACTATTTGTTGGAATTAAGGTGCCATCTACATTTTCCGATATTATGTACATATTCAAATTTCTTTTAAATGAATCTGGATCTTGAACGATGTGACATCTTTTAATTGCTCCAAACTCTCCAGGCATTGAGTAAATCATAGCCTTGTAGTCGCTTTGCGTTACTGCTCGATTTTGTGTCGCAAATACATCAGTAATTCTTCTTTTTAGTTCTGTTGTGTTCGGTAATGATATATCGCCTGTTATTGGTTCTTCGTTTGTAACTTCCAATGAAGACATGACAAAGTTTTTTAATTCTGTGGTTAAACTTGTTGTATTTTTAAATCTAAATGTTGGGTTCACTACTCTAGTGACCGAATTTGCGGATGCATTGACGCCATCAGAGGTGTTGACACGATAAATAACGGTCAATGATGTGTTGGCGGGTGCGATGCCAAATTTATCTGTTTTGGTTAAATTGCCCGGATCTACAGATACATCAGTAATATAAGATTTGCCGTGTCTTTGCAAAACTAAATCTGCTGGGTCTGCGATAGATGCATTTTTCATCTCGCTATCAGAACCATAGCCAAATTGAAGAAACGTTTTGCCTCTCTCGCGTTCGACTACAAATCTTCTAGCAACTATAACTGGTTTTAAAATATTTGGAGTATTATGTTCTGTATCAGAGGTGTTTGGTATTTTGGCATAAACTGTATTTTGAGATAAGTAATCTACTTCGTAATATGGGTGCCCCTCTGCATCAATTACTGATACTATTTCTGAAGTATTTCTTCCGGGGAGTTCGAATCTGAGAAATTTTTGAAAATTGCCCGCTGTAAATTTTTTAACTTTCAAGTCGCCCGACATTACCCTTCCTTCTGTTTTTATAGCATAAGAGGTTGGAATACCAGTCGTTGAGTTGGCATTTGCAACTACAACTTCATTGTTTGTGTTAGCAAAGTCTATATCTTCAGCTAATGTAAACATGTTGCCATTTTTAGTTTCAAAAGTAGAACCTTTTTTCAAAACTGGTAAATATGAAGTATTTGGTCCCAAGCCCAAATCAGCGGCTGGCACTAGAATATAGCATGTGACGGTACCATGCGAAGATGGCGCGGCTCTAAATTTATATCCAAATTGCTTGCCTAACCGAATTACATTATTATATTCAACTGCGCTATCTAAAAAACACTCATTTGCTTGGTAGTCTAAATAAAATGATAATATATCACCTATATAGGCTACTGTGTCAACCATTAACGCCCCAAATGATGCCTCACTAAAATCTTGGAAAGTATCAGGGTAATATCTTTTTGCATATTCAACTAAATCATGTTTGATGGAGTTGAAGTCTCTGCTTGTATATTTAATTGCTAAATTCTTTCTATCGTTTGCCATTGTCAACCACCTCAACTATAATTACTCATTTAAGTAATTTTATACTTGAATTAATTGCTCTTATTGATTAAAGATCACCAATATTAACAGTTAATACATCTTTTAAATTGCCTAAAGGCTCAATTCGATATCTAATTGAAACGCTTAAAAAATTATTAGATATTGTAGGATCTGTATTTGATGATTGTATATCAATTATTTCTAAGTTTATATATGGCAGATAGCGACGAACTTGAGTTCTAATCTCTGTTTGTATTATGTTGCTATTCGCTTGGGTATTTAATTCAAATAAATATCTTTTTAAGCCAACACCAAACTTTGGCATCATCATTCGTTCGCCAGGAATTGTTAATAATAACATTTTAAAATTTTGCTTTACTAGATCCCTAAAATTTTTATTTAATGCATATCCATCAGTGAAGTCTCGTCTTAAAGGTAATTTTGGTGATAATCCAGCCATTATTTAACAATCTCCTGGTTTTTGTATAGTTTTGGTTTGTCCGTCGATGTCGCCTGTATATTTTTTACTTGAGTCAATTGTCTTATCATAACTATCTCCAAATAGTCCCAAACGACGGCAATTTGATTTTTCTCCCGGTCCTGGTGAACCAGATGCTTCCATTGCCAATGTAATGACAATATATATAATTCCAAACGCTGTTGGCTTGGGTGCCCATGGAATAAAACACATTGCCATTATAATGCCAATTGTTAATTCTCCGCGATAACAAGATAATCCAGGATCTAAAAGTACCATTGCATCAACAATTTTTGCAGCAATGCTGACGCAAGGATCGAATTGCTCGCAAAGCCCCTGTAAGATAAGAAATGGGGTCTTTACTCTAAGTTGTATCATCAGCTTTTCAAAATCAATATCATTGCCCGATGCACCCGATTGCATTGCTGATTGTAGGTTTAACGCTGATAAATGCTCACCAGCGAAGCCGCCTTTCTTTTTAATATCGGGATCTCTATAATCATAAGCGCCGCCTTTTGTCATGCGATGAAGCGCCTTTTCTAAAGTTCGTTTAGTGTGTGTAAATCTGTCTTCTAAGTTTTGTGTTCTAGATAACATTTCTGATGAGAATATTGAGGTTATTTCCAAGTTTCTCTTAATTTGAAAACAATAATTAAACAATAAGTCATAACCCTCGGATTCTTTTAGGCTGGTCAGTAATTGTTCATATGATTCTTCCCAGCCTGCAAATACATTTCCACCCATTAGTTCACCAAGAGTAGTTGTTGGATCAATACATACTTCTGATTCTATCAATGGGAATACATATACATTCGCAGAGAGGGGTTTATCCTCTTCGTCGAGCCCGGTCCAGGGGTAGTAGTTGTTTCCGGTCGGCTCGGGGATTTCATATGGTGTAGCTGCGCCCCATGGACCTCCTTCTGAAATGCAAAAAGCTTTTTCTTCTCTGATTTTATTTTTTAATTCGGTTAGATTGGCGTTATTTCGTCCAAACAAATCTAGATATATGGAATTTTGTGGGCTATAGCCCGGTTCGGATGTGCCGTCTGAGTTGGCGACACCTGCCTTGCTAGACACGCCACTATTATTTTGGTATCCAAATGCATGATAATATGTGCTATTCACGCTGTCCCGCGTTTGTGTCCCAGACCTCCCTACAGGGGCTGTATTAAGGTCGGTGTCTATCCGCTCGTCGGCGGTGCTGTTGCCTGAACTGTCAAAATCTACATAACTTAATCTAAGTCCATATGATACCCCTGCGAAGAAATCTTCAACAGTGCTGCTGGTATCAATGCCGGTCATGGTGAGTCGGTGCTCTACAAAATCTTGAAATGCTTCAATATTGCACGTACCGAACAATCCTGAATATCCAAGGTTCCCAAGTTCATGGCGCTTATCATAACTTGAATT